TAGAGGAGAACCCGCAGCAGTCTGGAAGGTTGCTACACCATCCTTGACTAGAACACCATCAATGGTTACTCCACCATCAGTAGTGCGTTCAGAAATTGTGTCAACTTTGACTTCGCTCATAATTTAAGCATCTCCTGTACTTTCCCTAAGTAGCGCCTAACTTAGTGAAATTAACGTAGGTATAGTTTATATTTGCGTCACCTTGAAAAACTACATCAAAATCGCCTGAGCCACTAACCGTCCATACCCTAAACAGGTGCGTTGTTGTGTTTTCGACATCAAATATACATGAGACAGTTCCTGAACAATACTCACCATTATGAACAGGCATTGCACCTTGAGAACGAGATGTCCATGCACTACCAGTATCTATGGATGTTTGTAATGTTACAAGTTCCCACGGAGCCGTGCCGCCGATAGTCAAACTACAGTAAAGGTCACATTTCCAAATTCCGGTAGCCCCGAACGTAAAAACACCTGACGCCTCACTACCTGTGCTACCAATGCTTACATAGCCCTCAGTATCATCCAAGTCCCAAACAACACTATTCCCCAACACTGTTCCCGTTGTACCAGATGTCGTGTAGTCAGATTCCATTCGCCATGTGTAAGCGCCAGCCAATCCACCAGCCGAAGCCCATACAGGATCAGCACCAGCACCTTGGGTCTTTAAGAAGTCTCCAGATGTTCCAGCGGCTAATCTCGTATAGTCCGTAGCATCACGGAAAAGAATATCACCGCGAACATCTGACCCAACTTGAAACCCAGTAACAGCATCAGTCGCTAAAGCTAATGTGTCTCCAGAGTCTCCTACATTTATTGTTGTTGAAGTCGCAGGGGATATTTTATTTGTTTTTACTTCGGATGCCATACTATCCTCCTGTGATACTGGCTATTTCAGCATCGTTTAAGCCGAGTGCCTTTAGTTTTTCAATGGCGCTTGCTCTTACTTCGGCTGCGGCTACTTGTTCTGCGGTAGGTTCTGGGACAGGTGGTTCTACAAAGTGGAATGCACCGTCGTAAGTGCCGCCTTTTCTTGTATTCTCATCAGCAAGAATCAAATCAGCGCCATCAATAGAAAATTCTGTTTCCCCATCCCAAACAATCACGTTTTCTACCACGCCGTTTTTTACTACTGCGTAATTAGCCATTTTATAAATACTCCCAAACTAATACTAGACCTTGCCTGCCAGCTGCTCCTGTGCTAGCTGCTGATGTTGTAACTTCTCCACCCCCATAACCAACCGAAGAAGTTGTCGTGCCACTAGTGGATGACACAGCACCATAACCATGAGCCACTTGCCCCGCACTACTCGCTCCAGCCCCACCGCTACCAGCTATATACACCCCATTAGTCGGACCAGTTGGAAGGGCTGTAGTTGCACCACCAACATAATCAGCATAACCACCCCCATTACCACCGATACACTCTATCTCTGTGAATGATACCGTCCCAGTTTTATAGGTAAATTTTGAATCGCCTCCCGCACCACCCGCGCCAGAAGAACCAGCTAGGCCAGCAGCGCCAACAGAAACTGTTACTGTGTCTACGGTAGCAACATCTAAAAATACTTTTGCATAGGCTCCAGCACCACCAGAACCACCACTATTTGCTCCCGCTCCAGAACCACCCCCTCCTGCAATAACCTCAACAATTATTTTTGTTGGATTATTCGTAGATTTAGACCATGTAGAAGATGCTGCTGTATAAATTCTCAATGCCACCAAACCACCACCAGCAGCATCTTCCCAAGTAGCATCACCAGCAGCATCGCTTGTTAATAGCTTGTCCGCACCCGGAGAACCACCAGATATTTTTATCGTTCCGGGTATGACAACCTTGTCACCGCCAGCTCCAAGTGTTAAATCAGTTGTTGCGCCTTCTGGCTCTACTGTATCTACGTTTAGTAAGCTCATACGATCACCAGTGTTCCTGTGACTGTGACAGTTCCAGTTAAGGTTACAGGGCCAGCCACTACAGCATTATCTGCAATTAGAAAGTCCCCATCAATAGTGGCAGCATTCTCAAAGAACCCCTCCCTTCCGGGAGCTGGTCCAATATATAATGTGCCGTTAGTGTTTTCTAACATGACTTCTCCTATTCGCTTATTTCATCTACATAACTAACCCAAACATGGCAACCGCTTGCTGTACCGCAGACTCCGTATAAATCATCGGTCGCTTGAACAACAACCTTGGCACCACCTTGTATTAGTTCAACTGAACTTGTAGGGGGGATGCTTAGATTTTTACAAAGATAATAATTAGTACCCGCGCTATTCATATCTATATAAACATCCATTGTAATTGCAGTAGTCAGAATATTGCATAACCTTAATCCTATAATGGCATCATCAGAGTTTATCTCTGAGCCACTAAGAATTGCAGTTTCTGAGTCTGTAACTAATACACCTTTTGATTCAAAATCTTGTGCCATAATATTATCCTATTTTAGAGGGCAATCGCCATGGCGACTGAAAATCCTTTTGAAGCTGCAGCAGTTCCTGCTGTGGCTGATGTTAATCTTCCTTGTGCATCTACTACAATTGCTGATGGATATGCGTAAGTATTAGCTGTGACACTTGTATCTGCTAACTTATCTGCGGTTATTGCATCATCTGCTATAGATGCAGTATCTATTTCTTTCCAATCCATACCGTAGGTAAGGGTAGAGTCTGCGGTAAGAACCTTATCATCATAGCTGGAGTTAAGATTACCACTAATCGTAGTTCCACCAGCCCATGGTGTATCAGCAGTACCGTTATAAGTTATTAGCTGGCCTATACCACTAAGTGTATCAGGTGTTTCGGAAAGAACCTTCTCCCACTTGCTAGTTGATGAAGAGTATTTTAATACTTGATCGTTTATCGCGGAATCAGTATCTATTTCCTCACCAGTAATCTTAGCAACTGTTACCACACCAGCATTAGTCATGGTTACATCACCAGACAATGCCGCTGCAGTAAAACCTGTACCATCACCAATCATAATCTCAGTGGTAGCCAGAGCAAGATCAGATGGAACTCCAGAGGAGTTGGCATTCCTAACCTTGACCGTATTAGCTGCCATATCTGCTAGTTCAGCATTCGCTACACCAGCATCTTTGATTGTTACCGCACCAGAAGATACTGAAAAGTTATCAGAGGAAAATGACGCTACACCTTTGTTTGATGTACTAGCTTCCTCCCCCGCAATCGTCAAGGTCGTGCCGGTAGCACTCGTATCAATTCCTTCTCCACCAGAAACTGTTAGGCTCTCACTATCAAGATCAATGTCTATTGTTCCACTGTCAGATATAAGGTCTAAATCTTCTGCTGTAACTTTATCATCTACATATTTTTTAATTGACTGCTGAGTAGCCAGTTTAACTGCGCTGTCAGATGCCATGTCATCTTCATCTTTTATTCCTGTAACGGTAGCACCATCACCAGCTATGCTGACGCTAGTATTAGCAACTACTGTCGTTCCTGTAATTGCGGCAGGGGTAGCTCCACCAATCACTGCGCCATCAATAGTTCCTGCATTGACATCTACTGACTTACTTGTCTCAGCACTAACTGCGAACTCTACCCAAGCATCATTAGCTTGATTTCTCATCTTCAATACAGCGTTACCAGCGCCCGCGCTAGTATCTAACCATAGCATACCCATAGCTCTAGCAGCATGACCACTTGCACTTGTATCAATAGTCGGCTCCGAACCTTTAGCTATCAGAACCTGAACAGCTTGGTCAGGACCAACATCCGATGTAGAGGCTGTATCAGTACCAAGAGGGAATGTATACTGTAATGCGCGTTTGATTAATTGAAGATGGTTATCTCCTTCTGATACATTATCAGATGATAACGGCCAATCTCTATCTAGATTGTCAATATAATTGCCAGTTTCTAAACCCATAATTTACTCCTAGTAGTAACCACCAGTATTCATTACCCTCATGGCATTGCCTGAATGAGAGTCTTTATCATCTTGAAGTTGAATATCTTGTACAGCCTTGAAGAATGCTTGTGACCACGTCTGCGCTCTTGCATCATTCATTAAGAAGGGTTCTGCTTCTAATAGCGCACCATAAAGATATATGTCTGGATTATTTGTAAGCATTGTATTAGTTGGTGCTGCATCGCTAAGGGCAGCAACCTTTGCGTAGTAATCAATTTCCAGTGTGTATGAACTTGACGGTACTGGCCCCATTAAAATATAACCAGCCCTCATTGTATACGCTTCTGGAATCCCTGTTATACTACCAGCATTTATTCTTGGTAGTAATTGTGGGGTCACATAGTTAAGTGGATGAATAATATTATTAACATTATCTGAAATAGTACCAGCAGTAAAGGTGGTGTATATTTCTATTACGCCTGCACCGCTATCATGGGCAGCAGCGGTAGTGCCATTCGCAGCTCTAGTGCAACCGGTCAGGGTTTCTGTAGAGATTCCTGTGTAGGTAATCTGTTCAGTCCCAATTAGAATTGTACCAGTAGCTGTAAATCCTGTAGCAGATGTTAATATAATTGATGTATCAGAATCAGTAATATCGCCATTCAATGTTGTGCTTGCTATAGAACTAGTATCATACTGGACTGTCCTCAACTGCAAGTAATCAGAAGGAACCGGGTATCTCTTCGATCCACTAACCAAAGAAATAATCTTAACTGACTCCATAAGCCTAACCCTCAAAGTGCGGTTTATCCGCGCTTCTGCTAGTTTTATGAACGTCGGTATTTGATCGGTTAGATCGCTACGATCAACGTAATTAGCTATCTCTGTTTTTAATTCAGAGAATGTTGAGAGAGCCATTATCTAGTTAGTTCAGTAATATAAACTTCTGCTGTACCTGTTCCAGTAATCGCTGAACACATACTTCCCCCACCTTGTACACGGATAAAGTAAGGTGTACCAGCCGCGATGTAAGTTGAGGATGTCGTGGCAGGGCGATTAGGATCAAAGGCAACGAAACAAGCAGCAGTTGCAGTTACCATAACTGTCTGCGTTTGCGCTCCAAATGCAGATGTTGCGGTTGCGCCACTGGAGTCGGTTGCGGATAACGTATGGTTCGTTCCCAGTCTAAAAACATTACTAATATCAATCATATCTTTTTACCTATATTTTTGTTGGAGCTACGCGAAAGTATGAGTACTCTGGATCATTAAGATATGACGCTAATACAGCAGGGTCTTTCTCTACCATATACATCCAACCACCCTCACCATCGGGAACCTGTGTTTCTCGTTGCCATTTCTGATAAATGACCTTTGGAATAGAATGGGTGTGATGCCAGTCTCCCATCTTTCCGGGTGTTCGTTTATCTCCAAAATCATTAAACTTCCTCTTGGAATCCTCAAGGATCTGTGTTACATCCTGTATTTCTGTAAATGTAAAACTGTTATCAAAGTCATCAAACCACATCTCTGTTCTAGTTGCACCATTATCTTCAAGAAGATATTTAGACATAACCTATATCTCCAACCTTTGGTGCGCCATCAGCAGGATCATTATCAATATATGCTTTCTTTAACCAACCCATAGCATCTCTTGGTTCTTTAGGTTCTGGAGCTTCTGGGTTTTCTCTTAGAACTATTTTCTTCTTTAGTATCTTCCCAGCTGCCTTGTTTAAATCTTTATCAAAATAATCCATGTTTTTCCTCTTTTATAAGTTGGGGGTGAGTTTCCCCACCCCCTATACTTATTACTTTACAGATGCAAGAATCGCACTAGACGCCGAGTTGCGCGAAACAAGCCCGTATTCAGCAATCAACATTGACTTCACTGAATCGCCTTGTTTGGCAAGCTCAACAGTATGGAAAGGACGTAGCCAAGAAATGGCCCAATAATCCATGTCCATAAAGAAACAAGTCGCTGCAACAGAACCCGGACCATCTGCGGCTAGGTTACGATCTGGAACGATTTTAAAAGTCCCGAAATCGGACACATAAACGTCCACCGCAGCAACAGCCGTCGCACCACCAGAACCGGAGACTTGATTGCGAGGCGGGATGCCTAGCGATACCGAGCCTGATCCTACTGATGCCAATCCTGAGATTGTCTGCTTAACCAAAGCAGGAACGATAATCATGTCAGGCTGACCACCATTATCATATGCCTTCTTGATAGTAGCTTTAATGTTGACTTCTGTGGCCGCAACAGTTGAAGTAGCGTTAGTTCGGGTATCTGTACCGTCGCCAGTCGCTGCCGCTGCTGAACCACCAGTGCCACCATCGACCCAAGATGCAGTCGGAAACCATGTCTGCGCTCCTGCAGTTGCACGTGCAAGAGTTGCACTACCAACCACCCGTGCGGTATTAGAGGTAAGCATGACTTCCATGTCACGCTTCATTCTTTTTCCCGCTTTGGCGAGCTGGTAGGCTTGAGCCTTGCCGCGACCTGCATAGTTTACAACTTGATCCGTACCTGATGTTTGTAATACATACCTACTGATCTGACAATAGTTCTGCAATTTCGTCGGTTGTGGCGACGTAACGGCAGCAGGACTATCATCACCTTCTATAACCCGGTTCGCAGCACCAGCTGTGATCGAATCAGTTTGCCACTGATACAATGTATTGTCAGCTTTGGTTTTAGCACAACCAGACATAAAAGGAGTATCCATAGGTGCGATATTATAAATTACATCAGACAAATCTTCTCTTATTTGAACACCACTATATGTTAGTGCTGTATCTGAGGCAATTGCCATTTTAAATATCTCCTAAAAAAGTTATTCTTCTAGAATCTCAAAGATTGCTTCAGCCGCATCATCGACATGGCCTGTATCTCTAAGACGCTCTAATTTAGCAGCACGTTTACGCGCTTTGGAGGGAGCCTTCTCTTGCTTTGCTTTTGATCGAACTACCTTTGGTTTATTTTTGACCTTCTTAGAGCGAACTATACGTTGTTTCTTTTGAACATCATCATAAGCCTTGGCCTTCATTAGCATAAGAATTGAACGGTGATCCACCAAGGTATCTAATTCTTCTTTAGTATACCCTTGTCCAACGGCATATTCCCCAATAGCTTTGGAGATCGCCATACGCTTTTCATCATCTCTCCATTCCGGCAGGATCTGAGACATCTTCTGATGTTCCTCCATCCACATCCGTTTATGCTGTTCTGCCATTTCAGCTTGCTGTTGTTCAGTAGCAGCCTTATGTTGGTTTTGAAGTTCTGCTATTTGCTCTTGCGCTTGTCTATAGTCATCGCGCTTGGTCAAATATTCTTCTCGATCTTCAGTCTTTAAGCGTTCCCAATCAACATGTTGGAATTGCTGCAGATGTGCATAGTTTGAAGAGATTGCCGCTTCAACGGCATCTACATACTGCGCTCTAGCTTGCTGAGTCTGTTGGATTTCTTGCTGCGCTTGTTGCACTGCTGTATCCATCTGTCTACGATATTCAGCTAACTCTTGAGTTTTCTTTGTATAATCCGCCTGTCGAGAGTAACCTTTTAAAAGCTCGTCTTCAGTGACCTCGACATCTTTACCATCAATCCTGACGGTATAGACAGTCTCGGTTTCCGACTCATCTTCTGGTTCTTCTTCTTCAGGTGATTCTTCGGAATCCTCTTCTTCTTCAGCTTCGTCTTCAGTCTCTTCTTGAGACTCATCGACAACTCTGCTTTCAGAAGGTTCCGGTTCATCTTCGGATACTTCCTCTGATGCTTGCGTTTCTTCAGATTCTTCGGTGTCCTCCGGTGGAGGATTAATCATCTTTAGAAATGCTTCTTCTGCTTCCTGTATACTACCCGGTTGCGCGTTTGAGGATACTTCCTCTTGCGGGGCTGGTTGCGTGTCCGCCATCTTTACAATCTCCTATATATGATATTCCTTGATTTTTCGCGCAATTTCCCCTGTTTCCAGAATAGAGGATATATGTGTGCGAATCCTTGCAAGGAGTCTTAAAGAGAGCCAGCAATGTTCTCTGGCTTCGGTTTCCGTGATACTAGAGTTGTACCACGTTGTTTTTAATTCTTCTTCTAACGTGTCTAATGTTTCTTTAAAGATCGGATCATTAAGAAGTCTATTAGCACGTTCTTCTTTAATTGTTGACATTAAGTTAGTTTATCCTTTTCTCCTACTTGCCATTTTTTTAAATGTTTTAGCTAGCAAAGCTTGTCGCTTAGTTGTAGCTGTAGCTTTTGATCCCTTTTTTAGAACCTTATTTGCATAAGCTTGTACACCCATACCAGCAGCGTTAGCCTTCTTTGTAAACGCTCCCTTTTTTAGTTTGGCTTTTTGTATCCACTTTTTAGCCATAATTATCCTATTGCTACAGGTCTACCCTGTTCTGCTTCTAGTGCAAGTTCAGCCATTTTCAGTTGTGCATCTACAGCATCTGAAGCAGCTACTTGCTCCATCTTCCGCTGTTTTATCTGGATATCTGCGGCTTTTATTTCAAGCTCTTTCTGTTTAAGTTGCATCTCTTGCTGATCTAATTGTTCCTGTGGATCAGGTTGTGGAGGAACACTATCTGGATCAGTTAAGAAGTCATCAACATTCTGAAAGCCCATGTTCTTTATAAGAGCAGCACCCATGTTATACATGTTCTTCTCACTAACAATCTTCAATCCACCACGCATGGCATCGCCAGCAAACCCTAACATCGTAGTTAGGTGCATAAGCTGCTGGTCTTTGTTACCACTGCCAATACCAACAGATACTGTACAGTCATACTTGTCTTTCCACATATCAGGACGCACAGGAACCCATTGATTTCTAAGCATAATTACACGCTCATGGTCTTGGTTCTTCAGAACTAGCTCGTAGATATTTCTCATTAGCTCTTTAACGCCTGTCTCAGCAAAACATCTAGCTATCAACTCAACTCTTGACTGCGCTGCCGTCATTGTTGCGGCAACAGCTGTAGCTGTCGTATGGGATGTGAGAGCATTCTCATTTAATCCCTGTGAGTATTTATTTACACCACTTCTGGATTCACGCAGTTTATCTAGGTACTCAAGCATAGCAAAGGATGATTGCTCTAACTGTGGAGTAGCCAAAGGAGTAACTGCATTAGGACTCTTAACTCTAACCACACCGCCCGGACGCTGGGTTAGTAAGTCATCAAGATTAGCTTGACCTTCAAGGACTGCGTATCTACCAAAGTTCTGGTTATACATATTATCCATAAGGTTACGCATCAAGGTTGACTTAATTAGTTGAATGTCCATAATCAAATCAGCAATGGACAAGCCAAAGAACTTGTGCGGAATCTTTACTGGTGTAATACTTACAAAGGGAATGCGATCAATAGGTTCATTCTCTATAATAAAATCGCCTACTGAACAAACCTTTCTTAGTTCTGCAATACCATCACCGTCGAAATCAGTACGCATATAGCTTTCATGCAACCAATATTCCTGCAATGCTTCTTCGTTACCTAGATCTATAGAACCACCACCAAATGAGATATCAGCAGAGTTGTCAAAGGAATAACGTGCGTTTGTTCCACCCCATGTTGACGCATCAAAGTCATACTGACCACTAGATAGCTCCATAGGATCAAACTCTGTATCTGGATACATCTCACGCAACTCAGATAAAGTCTTCTTTATTCTATGACAGACAAACCTAGCTTCTTCAATCGTCTTAGACTCTCTTGAGATCAAGAACTCATCAGGTACTACATTCTCAATCCTTACCTTACCAATGTAAGCTTTGCGAGTAATGACTACATCGTGATAGCCTTCTTCCGGTGTATGTTCAAGTATTTCTACACCCGGACTCATGAGAAGAGCATTGAACTCCTGCTCATCTAAATTATTATATTCCTCTCGGTTATAGTCCTCGTACTCATCCCACCAGCATTTGACTATACCGTTTTTCTGGAGCAGAGCGTCAGTAAACCAAGTATAAAGAATCTCCCAACCGGGATTGTCCTTAGTAAAGATATAGTTTACATAGTCAGTCGCTTGCTTTGCTGACTCTACATCCTCTGGACCAACAGGACTAAAGCTAACCATCTCATCACCCGATGCAAATACCCGCATAAGGGATGGCTTAATCCACTCAATAGTATCCATTACTGAGGAATCAACATACTGGCTGCGGCCTTCAACCTCATTACCAAACTTCTCAGCATAGTAATACCGCATAGCTTCTTCCCTTTGCAGGGAAATAGTATCACTATATCCTAAAGCATCTGCAATCTCGCTTCCGATTCTAGCTAGTAATTCTGAGTCTGTTATTTTAGATGATGCCATAATTCTTGTATACTATATCCTGTGTCCACGCAGGGTCTTTACCTGAAACTGCGAATCGTTGAGATTGGAAGGCGTACCTCGTTGCGCTCATTAAATCATCGCGGAACGGGACTACCTTTCCTCCCTTTCTGTGATACATTCTAAACTCTTCAAACCAGCTACTTAATGTAGAAAATACCTTAAAATTGCTAACCTCCATCGACTGCAGCATTGCCATTAGTCCTTCTTCTATGGAGTTAGACCCTTTGTTATTTCCCAATGCTAGAGGATTGGAGAAATGCTCTAGTAAAAAGTTACAACCTAAGTTACGGTACTGCTCAGCCAGACCGGGATTACCCATAGAATCTCGTCTATTGCCATCATGGGGATAAGCAATGGGGATAAAATGAGGTCTAGATCGTATAGTCTGTGCGTGTACCGCTGGAGAGGCTTTAGACTCTCTGTGACAATCGTATACATAAAATACATCCTCATCTCTATCAACAGCACACCACACTACCGCTGTAGGATGATCCCAACCAAAGTCGATTGCTGCTATTCTAGGCCAATGTTCCTTAATCTCAATCGGATCAATAATGATTTTACTCTCATCAACAGGGAATATCAGCCCTGAACCTATAGATGGCCTGCCATATCTACGCATTTCTCTCTCATGTGGAGAGTATGCAGATAGGATCTGCTCCATAACGGCTTCAGATAGATGCCCTTTCTGCCCCTTCAAAGACTTGATCTTCTCAGACGCATCATCCCATGTCGCATTGACTAGGCTCTGTCCGCTCTGTATACGGTTCATAAAGGCCGCTACAGTCTCAGTCATACCCGCCTCAGGGGTAAAGGTCATATAGACCATGCCGCGCCTGTCTAGCGTTCTGGTGACCGCTTGTGAGTAGATGTCTCTACCCGGTTCTTCATCCAACCAAACAACGTCTACAGATCGGCCCTGCCACTTCTCTTGACCCATCTCATAGGCTTTGAAATGTAAAGAAGAGTTCCCACCGCTGACATGTCGTATTAGCGCGACACTTTTAGCATTTGGTACACCCGGCTTTCTTTCCGTCTTTATTATATAATTCTTGGGAATCGCACCGGAACCAAACGCGTCAGGATCGTCAGGGGAACCCAATAACTCTGCTTGTACTATATCTCGCGTAGTCTCGTTAGATACGCCACCAGCCCATGCTGTGATAGGTTGATCGTATCTCCTACCCTTCCACCACTCAGGGTATATCCCTCGCAGATGGAAAGACATTTCTGCTGCACCACAGTATGATTTCCCTATACGGTTCGCAGCCATTAACAAGCGTTGGTTGCTATCCTTGCTTGTATCGTGAAACTTCTGCTGGTAAGGATAAGGATCGTATTGATCTATCCTGTTAAAGCGTATTCTTTTTTTCTGTTCTCTAAGAAGCTCTAACTTTCGGTTAATGTCTTGTGAGAGCATCTATTTCTTTTCTGATTTCCTCGTCTGACATCTGTTCAACAGTTGTGGTTTCAATTCTTTCGATTGGTTTAAGGCCAGCCCTATCAAGTAGATCCTTGATAGCCCCGAGTCGAACAGACTCGCTCTCTGCTTCTCTTGCGAGTTCTGTGAGCCAGTTAAGTCCCTCCGGGATTTTATCTGCCAACACTTTCTGAGTCGCTTCAAGTATTTCATTTCGTAGTTGCGCTTTAAGTTGAGAACCCTTAACCTTTGCAGTCCTTTCGGAGTATCCACTAGCAATAGCAGACTTCGTGGCATTCCCGGTAAGTACATAGTTCTCTATGAATTGGTCTTGTTTATCTGTCATGGAATCATCAGAGGTGAAGGTTCGGTAAATAACTCCCCACCACCGGCAGCTATGATCTCTGCAGCCGTGGGATAAAATGTTCCTGTTATTGGGCTATAGCCGGGAGGACTATAAGGAGCTGTACCAAAAGGAGATGAGGGAATAAATCCCGAATAAGAGTAATCACTTGGAGGAGGCATAGCTGGGTCACTCCATTCTGGTGGAGCAAACTCAGCAGCGTGTTCCCAACCCTCTACTGCAGTCGTAAAAGGAGTAGTAAGGCTTAATGGTAAATGACCCGATACAGTTTCAGTATCATAGTGCTTTAGTGGATCAGTATAATGAATGCTGGCATCTGGTGCAAATGTAGGGTCAATCATGCTGAGGTAGGGGTCGGTATACGGAGTTCCTGCAGCTTTCGCATCGAGTGCTGCACCCACTCTACCCATACCAATAGCTCCTATACCACCACCCTTTAGTGCAGATGTTGACATTTTTCCGTACATATCTTCAGCAACGTCAGCCATCCCCCTTCTAAATGCCGCATCAACGCCGGACCCTACCATTTCTTCCCCGGCTTTTAACTTACCCGGACCTACAAAGTCATCTAAAGTAGATTTCGGAACCGTTCTTGCGTATTCTGTTGGTGCTTTTCCAGCAATAGCAGCCTTCGTCATAGCTGAGAGGTAATCCGTAGCTTTACTAGCTACTGTTCCTGCTATCTTTGGCAACCAACCACCAAGGTCATGGTCTGGCAATTCGTCTGCTAACCTCTTCTTTACCGCTGCTCTAGTAGCTAATGTAGACTCACCATATACTTCTCTTGCTACTTTAGAGAGAAGCTCTCTTTCGGCTGTGCTTGAAATCTTTCCTGCATCCGTTAACATCCCTGTCGAAGACAGTACATCAACATCCCTTGTTAAAACCTCTTTAACCCGCTTTGAAGCTGGCCCCAATATAGGTACATCAGCTAAAATGGATATTGGTCCTCTTTCCCCTACAGGGAAAGCAAACTCTCCAGCAGCTAGACGTGCATCATCTCCAGCCGCTGTTGCCGCCTTTGCTCTGGCGTATTCATCCACTGTACCTGCTGTTCCCGGAATTCTTGAACCAGTAAGAGCTTTGTGAATCCCTGTCCCTCTTGCGAGCATCCCGCCTACTGCGCCAAGAGTTCCCCCAAGGATAGCACCACCCGGAATCGCACCAAGCGCAGCTAGTCCATCCACACCCCAACCACCTTCTTTCATCCCAGCAATGGTTGGATCTGTACCAGACTCAATCGACTTTAGTCGATCAGCCATGCTAATAGGAGGCGATTCAGCGCTCGGCGCTCCTGCAGCAGATGCAGTAGGTAGAATAGAGTCTAATAATGAAGAATCAACTTCTTCTCCAGCAGCCGGTGTATATGTTCTAATATCAGGTACATCTAGTCTTTCATCTAGTGTTGGTACTGCTTCTCGTACTAACTCTTCGTAATCAGGATGCTCCTTTACATATTCTGATTTGAGTGGTGTAGCTGCTGTACTGCGTTTAGAATACTCTTCCGCCGTTATTCCACTAGACTTTATATAGTCTTCTACGAACTTTGTATGTTCATCTACTTTTTCCCAATAAGCAGCAATTTGAGCATTCCTCTTATCGGTCTGCGCCTTCATGCTTGCATTGTGTTGCCTTTCCGCAGAATCCCAAAGAAGGGGAGCCAATTCTTTATGCTGCCAACGACCATCCATCCCCATGACAAACGGTCTACCATAACTATCATAAGTCTCATACGGGATTGATCTTCCTTCTTCGCCACCAAATCCCGGTGACTCGTAGACATTCCAACCCGCACCCGGGTAACTACCGACTTCTTCCTTTCCAAAAATATATTTAGTCCCGCTCTCAGCTATTTTATCTCGTCTACCGGGACGAATTCTGTCAAAATACTCCGTGAACCCTTCAGTTTTGAATGGTTCTGGTGGTGGAACATCTCCAGCGAATGGAGAGTACAATACACGAGAAGTCTTTGGTGTACTGGATAACTCTTTAAATGTATCTACTTCTGGTATAGCTTCTAACGGAGTCTCTAATGACATCTTTGAACCAGAAGTTCCAGAACCAATTATATCTAAGATCGGGGTTGCGCTATCATAAAGTATATCAACACCCGTAGTAGGATCAACCACTATAGTATCGCTGTCGCCGTCCGTAGGAGAGCCGTAATCAGCCCAGTCTTCCCACGCCCTTCTAACCTCTGCCTCCTTAGTAATATCACCGGATCGTTCTGTTTTGCCATATTCGTCATACTCACCACTAATCTTCTTGAATGTCTTATCGTACTCTTCAGTCTCCCTAAGAAGACGATCCCTCTCTTCAAGTGCTTTCCTCTCCGCATCTTCCCTAGATGAGTCAAGGTATTTATATAACTCACCCTTTTCTGGAGTGTAATCAGGGATGCCTAATCCCATTGCTTCAGGACCGGTTGTCTCTGATCTGCCTTTTTCCTTTATCCAACCCCATGCCCTCCTGAGAGCATCACCAGCATCAGCAGTCATGTACTCAGAAGAAGCTACAGGTGTAGTACCACCTCCGGGGAACATATCCCTTCCAAATCCATACTCCTTCCACCTTGGATCATCCCTATAATCAGCCACTACTTAGTACCACCATAATTACCTATATCCTCTTCAAGAAGATTATCTAAGTCCTTTACTCCACTGGTTACAGTATTCTGGAAGACTAATGGAATAATAGCATGGATAACTCCTGCTATAGACAATATCAATAACCTAAAGGATAACATCAAGGCGAAACCTAAATGCTTCCAATAAGTTGTACTATTCTCTTCTAGATGTTTCATAATTAAATGCTTATGTTAGTGATATTTACCCTTCGCTGTATGGGATGGATATTTATATATACTTCAACAGCAAGGGGGGTGCCTAGGGGGTACCCTCCGCGCAGCAATATAGCCTTGTGAGGGACGAACAAGAGCATAGCTGTAGGCTCTGGCCCCGGCACTGCTTGTCTTCTCGCTACGCTCGTAACAGAGGGCGGCGAATCGCTTGCGCTCATCCCCGCGGGTCCGAACAGCACCATGGTTTGGGAACTGGGTTGGTTTGAACTGTCGTGTGTGTGCGTGACTATGGATATCTTATTAGCCATACAACTGGAACATAGAAAAGAAATAGAAGAGAAAGGATAGTGTCTCTCTATAGGGACGTAGTACTCAGGGGTACCGATACGACTGTCTTCG